TCATGGATGAGGTGCCTCCAAAGCGGTTGGAAAAGGTGTGAGAGGCTTTGCCAGTGTGGAAAGGGTTGGGCTTGGATGAGAGAATACTCCTGAGCGGCCATTTTGAATGGACTGATAGAAGCGTGAGGTGGCATCGCGCAGGGCTTCGACGCGGCCTGTTAACGGCATGCCCCACACGTCTGGAACGCTGGGAAAGCGCCGACTGCGCCAGCCGCATTGTATGGAACTGCCAAGCTCATAGGCTGCAAGGTGATGGCCGATTTTAAGCAGCCCTTCGACCATGCTTTTAAGCTCGGCTTCGTTCTGCAAATTCCAGTGGTGCAGCTGGTTCATAGCCATGCCTGCGTGAAAGTGAGATGAGTTTGGCTGGTTCATGGCTTGAGGGACTTCGGGTCAATTGTGTAAGAGATGCCGGGCACCTGGGCGGCGATCTCTCGCGGGAGATCGACCGGAAAGAAACCGAGCATGCCACGGCACGGGTAGAAGGGCAGCTTCACAATGCGGTCGATGACATAGCCATGGGGTCCCATCCAGAACGGAGAGTCTGAAGACTGGACGCAATCAACGATGTGCATCGCGCCGATGATGCCACCGCGTGGCAGATCGGGGCGGCGGGAGATCACCTTGGCCGTCATAAGTGCGGCCAGATCAAGCGGTGCCGTGTGCTTCTTGATCTGCTCAATGAGCCAGGGCTCAGCCGTTGCATCGAAGGTCAAAGAGGCGTGGATGAGAACCCAGCCACGTACCCAGGTGCGGGACATCCGGTTTTCGATGCGCTTTGGACCATCGAGCTTCATCGAAGCCCATGGCTGGCGAATGGAGAGAGCTTTCATGACTTAGGCCCCTTCTCAGAAGTGCATTGTTCAAGGAGGCATTGCAGGTGACAAGCTATCGAAAGAGCCTGCTCCTGCATCTGATCAAAAGAGGTGCTCCAAGGCAGGGCGCGCTGAATGAGCACCTCAAGATAATTGGCCAGATCCATGGCCTCCTCTTGAGCGTGATTGAGCCAGTCAAGTTGTGTCAGATCAGCGCGGGTGAGCTTGGTGCCGTATTTGAGCTGACCTGCGCGGCTGCGCTCGGCGAGCTTGTGAGCTATGGACGCACAGATCGGATCGTCATCGTCAGGCATGCGCAGCTTGTGGCGCACGGCATCAACGATGGGATCACCACATGTGCCGAGCGCCAAGATGCTGGCGTTGTTTGGACGATCGCGCTCATCCTGGGACATGAGGTAGTCGCAGAAGGGCATCAGTGATGCATCGCCGCAGTGGGGGCATGGAGGCAGGCTCATGACTTACGCAGCCCTCCTTTCTGTCAGCAGCAGGGGCTTCATCAGCCGTTGCGGTTGCGGGATGCCGACTGCGGGCATGGCCTGCACGACTTTAATGAGCTTGCGCAGATTCCGCAGGCACTCGGATTTGCCTTGAGCCTCAAAGCTTACATTGAAGCGGTTGAAGCTGCTCAGGTGGGTGATGTCGAGGTTGATGAATTCGCAGACATCATCACCCTCAATGAGGAGCTGGGTTTTGTATTCCGGGCCGGGCCGGTAGCATTGGATATTGTGCTTGCCGATGGTGCCGAAGTCGATGCATTCGCCGTCATCAGAGGCATCAGCAGGTGGTGGAACGACGGGAAACGGGATGTGGGTGGCTTTCTTCATGGTCTGTTGTTGGGGATGGTCTGAGGGGTTGGAAATTAAGCGGCGATGAGCTGGGTTGAAGCGAGGTCGAAGGCTTTGGCGGGGCTGGTGACTTTGCCGCCCTGGAGCATGAGGCGGGCGAGCTTGCAGTGCATGCGCACCGCACCGCAGGCGCCGGACTGCTCTTGGGTGAGCAGCTTGAGGGCCTTGCTCTCCACGGCGGCGTCATGCACGCCTTCGGGAAGATGCAGCTTGAGCAGGTGCTTCACGGTGGCCTTGGCGGTGTTGTGCTCGGACTCGGCCGCAAAGAGATCCACGCTCACGTCACGGCGCAGGCCGACGACGCGCTTGTGCTGATCCACGCGGCTGAACTGGGTCTCAATGACGGGATTGCCAACGAGGGCCATGGGAATGCCGGTGAAGTCGAGAAAGTCACGCAGCCAGTCGCGGGCGCTGGGGGTCATGCGCTGCGCGTTGTCGAGAATGAGCATTGCTCCATGGTCCTTGAAATAGCGCGCCAGCAGCGGCTCGGGGCACTGGTTTTTCGTGACGCTCACGCCCGTGCTTTTCACCAGCTCATTGACGAGCGCGCCTTTGCCACCCGTCCACTTCCAGAGGTGAATGCTCACCGTCGTCTTCTTGTGCTGGGCGGTGTAGATTTTCACCGCGCAGCTTTTGCCGGTGCCTGCGGGGGCGTGGGCGATGCCGATGTCTCCGCACTTCCGCACCTGGTCAAGGAAGCTGAACATGCTGTCCAAGATGAAGCTGCTCGGATCATCGACGAGCTCGCCGCCGCCTTCGAGGCGGAGTTCGTTCTCCAAGAAAGCGGAGAGGCGTTTTTCAAACTTGGCGAGATCTCCCTCGGGTTTGCCTGCGAGGTAGCGATAGACGGCGGTGCCGTCCGCGTAGCTGAGGCGCTTGCCGAGGATGCCACGGTCGCGGGTGTTGTTGAGCAGGCCGTTGCGATCCATGTAGGCCTTGAGCTGCTGCACAAGGTCGGCGTTGCGAACGTCGGGCAGGTTAGAAGATTGATCGGATGTCGATTTCATCGGTGGTGTCTTGGGTGTGGGTGTCGGTTGCATGGTCTGAAAGGGAGGCGCTGAGGGTGGCGTCCAATGCGGCGGTGCCCTGGCGGGTGCGCTCTTTGAGCTGGGCTTCGTGTTCGGTGATGACGCGGCGGTTGTGCTCCAGCCGGGCGGTCTCATTGCGGGTGAGATGGGCGTTGCGGCCGCGTGTGTCGTCCAGTGCGGCTGCGAGGCGCTGGGAGCTGCGTTTAAAGGCGCGCTTAGCACCTTCCGCATCGGCCCTGCAATGGCGCTGCACGGTGCGTGCAATGCCGAGGAATGCGCCCCGCTGGCGGGTGCCTGAATACACCCAGAGCAGGGAACGGTTGAAGGGGTTGATGACGGTTTCGTACGTCTCTCCCCACTTGAGTTCCATCTCGCGGCCATTGGGGCAGAGTACGCGGCCTTCAAAGTGCATGACCTCGGGGGCGATCTCGCGATCCTCAAAGGAGAACACGCCGTCATCCGCCACGCGGCGGGGCTTGGCGAGATCCTGATAGAGGATCTCCGCGATGACTGATTCCGGCGCTTTGATGATCTCTCCCTTGGCCCTGCCCATCTGGAAAACATCATGCGGGCTGAGGCGGCACGGCTGCCAGCAGCGTTGATCCGCATCGGCCTGGGCAAGGATGGCATTGCGGGAGGCCGGGGCCAGTTCCAGGAGCTGTGACTCCGTCCACCATTCATTGCTGGTGGGCATGAGGCGGTATTGACGGGTGATGAAGCCCAGCTCAAGCCAGCCTTCGAGATTGTGATCATCGCGGCGGTTGATGACATCCATCATAGAGGCCACGGCGGGGACAAGCTGTGAGTACCATTCAAAGGTGCGGTGCTTGAGCAGCTTGACGGCCTCAGGCGGGAGGCGTCTGGCGAGCTTCCAGAGCTTTTCGTGGTCGCGTTCAATGGCTCCGAGGAATTCGGGTTCGGTGCGGTCATGCCCGGTCTGCGCGGGGAGGAATGCAAGCTCGTTGTGAATGAGATTGTGCAGGCTTTCCAGCGCGGCCTTGTGGTTGGGATTGCCGCCGCCGCCTTTGCCATCGCCCATGCCTGTGAGGGCCTGAGTCTTGCCGATGAAACCGGAGTCTTCAAAGGCGACCTTATCACCAAAGGCGCGGGAGAGGATGTCACGCACACGATCACGGATGGCGGCAGTGCCGTGCTCAATGACAAAGCTGGTGCCCCGGGCGCTGATACCTTCGGTGCTCAGGATGTGAGCGAGGAGAAAGCGCATGTCCCCTTCGTTGAGGCCCTCCCGGGTGCCATCGGCCCGCCAGAGCTGGGGCTTCATGCCATAGGCAAAGCGGTTTCCGCTGAGCAGCTCCAAAGCGCCGATCTGCAAAGGCACGACCGGCTTGCGGCTGTCGCCGAGGTGGGCCTTCATGTCGAGCTTCACGTCATCGATCATGATGTGGCTGAGGTGCCAGAGGCCCACGCGGGTGCTCATCACCTTGGGGCCGTAGAGCTGCTTCGCCTTGCCCAGGCCCTGGCGCAGGGCGGTGAGTGCGAGCTTGGAGGGCTGATGACGATAGAGATTGCGACCGTTGCCACCCCATCCGCTGGGGATGTTGGGCCAGCCGGGCCAGCCTGCATAGCCGGGGACGTGCGAATACTGCACCTCTTGAAAGGTGAAGGGCTGGCGGGCACGCCAGATGCGGACAAGCAAACGATACGCCGGGGCGATCTTGCGTTGATTGCCTTCCACGAGTGTTTTCCAAAAGCTGATGAACTCGGCGGGCAGTCCTTCATCAGCACTGAGGCCCACGCCCTTGTATTGAGGGACAAGGCCCACCCAGCCCAGATCCTTCACCTTGGCCAGCATGCGGTCAAAGGTGGCACGGCTGACATGCAGGCGGTTCATGGCCTCCCCTTTCGTGAGCTGCCCGCCCATGAACTGCGATAGGGTCAGATGACGCGTGTTGAACAGGGTGCGCCATTTGGCGGGCAGTTGACCGATGGCGTCTTGGTCTGCGGCTTGGAGGGCGAGTTGAGTCATGGGCGTTGCTTCACTTCACTTCACTGCTTTGATTTTCTTCCGCGCTTCTTCGAGGGTGGCGTCCGCCATGGTGCGCAGATCCGCGTCAATGCGGGTGTGATGTCCGGCGACGAACCAGGCATCCAGGTTGTTGAGCATGGTTGTCATTTCGCTCTCGGCATCCGCCTTGAGTTCGGCGGCGGTCTTGGCACGGGGCTTGGCATCGCCCCGGGCATCACGTCCGCGCTTCTGCGGGGATTCAGGAGCGAAGCGGTCAAGCCAGGAGCGCTGAGAGGTGCCGTTCACATACTCAAACAAAGAGAGCTGCTTGGCCTCGCAGCCTTTGGGCAGATCCTTGGCCGGTGTGGTGACGAGATCCGGCAGAGAGATGAGCTTGGCCGTGCCTGCCCCGACGATTTTGACATAGTCCGCCGTGATGGCCTCGGTGACATTGAGGAAGCGCAGCGCGGTGGGGCGCTTGACCTCGGGGGCGTGTGTTTCGAGCCATTTGGCGAGTGTCAGGGGCTCGCTTTCGGGAGAATGTCCACGCGTGGACTTACTCTTGGGAGCCGGTCCTTTTTGCGCTAGTTCAGGATGCAGTTCACGCAGCTTGATCATCATCGCGCCGAAGATGACCACCTGCTGCATGCCGCTGGTGGCGAGCTTGTACTGGTCGGTGAGCTGCTGGCCCATCAGGGCATCATCTGTGCAGGGCGCTTGCGGGGTCTTTGCAAGGGCGGTTTTTTTGGCGGCTGGCTTGGCTTTGCTCATAGGGCGCTGCTGTGTTGTTTGAGGTGGGAGAGGGCGGCGGCCCGGGCGTTGTCCAGGTAGGGGGCTGTGACGCGTTTATGATGGGCCAGGCCGACCGCCCCTTTGAGGCGGGCGTAAAGTTTGAGGGGAAGCTCACGGATGCAGACGCGGCAGAATTCAAAGGAGTGCGGCATCAGGGCTTTGCAGTTGGGACAGGGCCTGTCTGCCTGAGGATCGATCGAGGCGAGCTTGATGCGCATGTCCCGCACGGTGTTTTTGGCCCGGTCGATCTGATGCGCCACCTGGCTGCGCTGCTGGGCGGGCAACTGGCAGGCTTTGGCCTCCAGCTCCGCGAGCCGCCTTTCGGCGGTCGCGATGTCTGTGCGCAGCTTGTCGGCCTCGGTGCTCATGCCGCCGCCTTTTGTTCGGGTTCATCCGCAGGCTTGATCTTGGTGGCCTTCTTGGCGCGGGGCTTGGGCGCTGGCTTCAGGCTGGCGCTGAGCTTGTCCACGACACTGATGCCGTATTGCTGGAACCATTCCGGCGCTTCATCATAGTGACGGGCGATGTACTCGCGGTCCAGGATGGTCGTGGTGCGCAGGCAGGCATTGCAGGCGATCTCCACTTCCTTGTGCGCAGCGTTGCTATCGCGCTTGAGCATGAGGATGGCGGCATCTTCATCATCGACCTGCACGGCTGCGGTCTCACGCAGGGCCAAGGTGAATCCGTTCTCGGTGAATGAGCGCATGCCCACGAAGATTTCTTCACCGTTCTCCAAGGCGAGGGCCTTGGCCTCTGCTTCGATCCTCTCCAGCTCCAGCAGGTAAGGCGCGGAGGCTTGGTTGAGTGCGGCTGTCAGCGCGGTGATCTTGGCCTGAGTTTCAGCCGTGGCGGCTTTGAGGGCGGCTTGTTTGCGGGCGTAGTCGTTGACGAGCTGGGAGGCTTTTTCGCGGGCGGATGGATGGGCGGGTGTGGTTTGCATGAGGGTATCAGTCGAGGGGTGGGTGAGAGGTCAGGAGTTGCGGTGCCAAGCGTTGACCTTGGCTCGCATGTTGGCGGGGTTGAGCCAGTCGGACTGCGGCTGGCGGGCGCTGAGGCGGGCATGCAGGGCTTCGGTGAGCTGCGGGTGCCTGCCGATCAGCGGCGTGGTGCTGCGGTGATGGCGCACGTTGCGGCGGTGCTTCATGAGCACGGACAGCGCGGCGAGATTGAGCAGGCCGATGAGGAGTATGAGGAAGAGGGTGTTCATGATCAGGTTCCGGGTTCGTTTGTTGCGGCCCAGAGAGCACCCGCGAGTTTCCAGGCATCATCAATGGTGCGGTTCACATTGAGTTTGATGGTGCAGCCTTCGATGGAGTGAACCTTGGGCTCGTAGATCAGCACTGTGGCTGTGGCATGCCGTACAAGGCGGCACTCTGTGTTATCAACCATCGCTTCGTTGATGGTCTCAATCTCTGCCTCGGTCAGAGCGCAGATGATTTTTTGAGAGGAGATCATCTTATGCAGCCCTCCCGTTGGAAGGTTCCACGTGGCACACACGGACGCGTGTGTGCGGGTGAGATCCTTTGCCGAAGAGCGTCTCCGCCGCGCTTTCCACAAGCTCGCTGATGCGACGCTGCTGCATGCGGGGATTGTGCGTGCTGCTGTCCTCTGCGGGTTTCCAGACGGGCAGCGCCGGGGCCGTGCGGCTCAGCAGCGGGGCGATGCGGCGGGATGGATCAGGCGCGCTGTTGACGGCCACTTCATGGCAGGGGATGCCGCTGCCGTTGCGCACATACCAGCAGGCCTGATAGAGCGCGAGATTCTGCGGGCGCTCCACGGGAGAGAGCAGGATGTGGCCTTCGGTGTCGAGGACCTTGAGCGTTCCAATGAGCCAGTCGCGATCATCGGCATTGAAGCCGAGGGCGAAGGCCAGCTTGGCGATCATGACAAAGCAGGTGTTCTGCTCCGCAGCGATCTGGGCGATGGCGTTGAGGATGTCCTGGTCTGTGACCTCGATGCCGATGGCGTGAGAGACGACGGGCATGGTGGCGCGCCGGTGGATGGTGGGATGCGGGGTGGTATGCATGGTCTGGGGTGGTGCGTGGTTGTCTTGGGTTAGGACGTCTGTTTGGCAGGCGGTGGGAGAAAGAAATCAGGCTGGAACTCGATCACGTTCGCGGCCTTGGGCTTCGCGGTCTGCGGGCGCTCCTCAGCGTCGATGGACTTGAGAATACGAGGGCAGAGCTGCTCCATCGCGGCGCGCAGCGTTTGCTTGTCCCCGCCTTCGTTCTGCCAGAGCCAGCGAATGAGCGCAGCCTTGGTGATGCGATAGCGGCGGGAGCTGCCGTGCCTGCGCAGGTTCTGCTTGGTGCCTTCGATCTTGTTGAGCCTCACGCCGTCATTGACCGTCTTGGCATGGACGCCCAGGCAGTCCGCTGCGCCCGCGCTGGTCATGGGATCGTGCGGATAGCGCACGATCTTTTCGAGGGTGGCATGCATGCTGATGATGGGTTGGGTGTCCATGGCGGTAGCGGTGGCGTGGTGATGGGTTCAGGCAGCGGGCTTGGCGAGGCGCTCACGGACACGGCGGAGGAGGACGTTCGGGAGGCTGTGCATGTCCGTGCGGAGGAAGCGTGCGGCGGCTCGCAGTGCGTCGGGCGTGGCATCGGCGGTGGCCTCCCGGGCATCATCCACCGTGGGGCTGGTATCGATGCTGCGGATCAGCGAAGGGCGCAGATCTGGCGCGGTGGCAGGCTGGCAGCGGCCGTCACAGTTGATGTCTCCGCAGGACTCGCCAGTGTGGGCGGATGTTGAATCCTTTTTGGACCCAGTTGGCTCAGGAGCTTGAAGAGATGGAACGGCTGCTGCGGTTGCTGAGCCATTGCCCGGATGATCTGCTGCCAGCAGCGGTGCGGGCACAGGAGGATTGGTGCCGTGAGGAGATGGATGCGGCGTGCCTGCACTGGTGCCGACTGGGCAGATGGCCGGAGATGACACCAGAGCAGATGTGGTGGGCGTGCCTGCGTCTGAATGCGGCGGTGATGACGCTGGCCCCGATGCAGCTGGCGAGCTGGGAGGGGCATCCGTCACGGTATGAGGCGCTGCGCTGGCTTCTGGTGGACTCTTGGCCTCTTCACGTTGACGCACTGGCAGCAAAAGCTCTGCAACCCTCTGCTGAGCCCGATGATGGGACTCCGCCGCAGTGGCTGCATTGACCGCCGCAGCGGCGGTGATGGCGTCATGGTGCTTTTCCAGCGTTTCCTTGTGGGCCGGATTGGGCTTGGCGGTGAAGCAGTCCTTGAAGGCTTCAATCAGACCGTCACGCAGGGCGACTTCACTGATGCCGTAGCCGTCATTGGAATGGGACTGGACCTTGCCGCTGACGAGGATGACCCATTCATAACCGCCGCTGTCAGGATCTCCGACAATGAGCAGGTGCGTGCCCATGCAATGATGCTCGTGGATGACGCGGCACTCCGACCACGGGGCGCTGTATTGAAAGCGCGGGTGAGCGCCAAAGATCTGCGGGACGGTGGGGAAACGATTGTTCATGATCAGGCGGCTTTTTCTGTGGGGGCGTAGCCCATGATTTGGTTGAGCTTGCTGATGCAGCGAGGCGGTGGGATGACCCTCTGCTCGACGAGCTGATGAACTGCGTAGCCGAACTGCGGCAGCATGGACTGAGGCGGGCCGCTGCGGCGGTCGCGCCACTGCATGACTCTCTTGGTGGTCATGCCCAGCAGTTCGGCAAACTCACGGCTGGAAATGAAGCCGTAGAGGAAGTGGTTGAGGGAGCAGCGGAAGCGGCCCTTGTGGCGAATCCAGCTCATGCGGCGATCTTGAGGTATTGGCAGATGCGCTGCTTCACCTTGGGAAGCATCGTTGGGTGATTGATGGCAATGCTCACCGTGTTACGGGCAAAATTGAGTTTGCGCGCCAAGGCTGAGACGGTGCGTGTCTCTCGGTGGCTTAGCAGCCGGGTCTTGACCCGGACGGAAAAATCGGATTGCGGTTGGTGGCTCATTGTGTTAGCAGTTGAAATGCTCAGGTGCTCACATTGTTAGCATCCAGTTAGCAGGCTTCAAGTAAAAAAGTGAGCACACCAAAATTATTTTCAGAACGCATTAAAAAGCTGCGGGCAGACATGGGCCTTGGGCAAAGTGCCTTTGCCAAGCTGCTGCATGTATCCCGTAACTATGTGAGCATGCTGGAGGGTGGCAGGGAACCTAGCGCTGTCCTGCATGCTCACTTCGAACGCTTGGAAAGGGACTTTGCCCTATTGTCTATTCATGAGCGTGTAGATGCTGCGGCTAGGCTTGCGGCATTGCATGGTGGAACTCATGATCAACAAGACGCTGCCTTCAATCGAGCAATGGAATCCCCTGCGCAGGCATTGGTCGGTGAAAAGGGTCACGCGTATGTGACAGGGGCCAGGGCCAAGCTCCAGGAGGCACGCCTAGCCAAGGGGATGACGCCTGCGCAGCTCGCGAAAGCGATCGGATATTCGCAAGTGAGCATGTACCTCGATATTGAAGAGGGGCGTTCTCAGATGGGGGAAAAGATGGCCCGCAAGGCGGCCAAGATTCTCGGCATCGACGTATCAGAACTCATGGACGGTTCTGATCATCCCGTTGAGAGAGGCGCTGCGCAGGGAACCTTTGGCGCATTGCCGGACATCCAGCTTCCGCCTGGAATGAAAGCCAAGTATGTGCCACTGCTCGCCATGGCGCAGTGTGGTACCTCAATGGCATGGGATGACGGCGGATACACAGGGGAAGGCTTTCTGGCATTCAACCCCCAAGATCCGAAAGCTTTTGCTGTCACTCTGTCGGGTGACAGCATGATCCCGCGCATTGAACCGGGAGACGTGGCTTTGATCTACCCAAGCAAGCCGCCCAAGAATGGCTGCGTGGTCATCGCCCGTCTCAATGAGGACAATGGAGGGGATGTGATGGTGAAACTCTATCAAGCCAATGGAGAGCGCGTGACCCTCAGCTCCTACAATCCCGCTTATCCTCCCATGCAGTACAGCCGCGCCGATTTCGCGTGGATCTATCCCGTTGCCAAAATCACCAAAGACATGTGAAATTGCCCATATGAAAACACTCTTAGCCACACTGCTGTTTTTGATCTCCTGCACGCCTGAAATGCTGGCACAAACGCAATTGCGACAGATTACCCCGAAGGCCATCCAGACGAAGAATGTGCCGGGTCGGTATCGCAGTTTGATCACCAGATCATTCAAGAGCTATCGTGAAGTGCAGGTGATGAGGTTCACCCAAACCACCATCACCTTCACCCATGCGGATGGGATGGAGACTCTGAACATGGACGATATGCCGCCCGAGGTTCAGAAGGCATGCAACTATGTGCCTGAGGGCCAGACTGCGCCGAATGCCTCCATTGCAGAGCAGATTGAAATGGTCCGGCGCACGGAGGCGCGCAGGTACGTGCAGGTCATGGAGGAGGTGGATGGGGGATTCACCTGCCACGTCTGGGGCATCGGCGGCAGCAGAGACCCGCAGGTGATGGCATTGAAAAAACAGGGAAAGGACCTCACCCAGTACAAGAATGAATTCATCTACCCATTGCACATGACAGACCGATTTGCCCCGGGCCATGAGGATGCGGTGGTGTTGGGATTGAAAAAGAGCAGCGATGCAGACTCAACCGTGGTTCTGTCCTTGTACCTGGTCAAGAGAGGCGGCCCGGCTGAACCCTACATCTATGCAACGAGCCTCACGGAAGCCGCCAAGTATTTGACGGAAAAGTAAACCGTTAGACAGCGCCCCAAGATCCAAGCCGCGCAGCGATGCGCGGCTTTTTTGTGCGCAGGTCTCATGCGATCTCATATGCGCCATGTGCGCCGTGAGGTGGGTGGGATGGGGGGCATGATGGCGCTGCACATCACCGTGCTTCTTATGGTCTGAGAAGCCGCGCACCGGGTCTGTCTTGGGAAATTCATCCGGTGCGCGGTCTTGGGCCTGAGGAGCGGCGGTGAGCCTGTTCAGTCCATCTCATCCCCTCCGCCCTTATCCATGAAAACGCTGCTGCTGTCCCTCTGCTGTCTCTTCCTCACCGCGCCTTTGCTGCCTGCGCAGGATCTTGATCCCGCCTTGCAGCAGGCCATCACGGACGCCCTGCCGCCTGCGTATGCCGGTGTGGGTGCCCTGGTGCTGATCTTGATCGCGGGTGTGTTCCGCTTTTTTACCGCCCGTAAAAACGGGCTCAATGTGGTGGATGCACTGCTGGCCACTCTGCGCGGCACCAATGTGCCCACCAAGCTGCCGCTGCTCATCGCCTGCCTGTGCCTGCTCACGCTGAGCAGCTGCGCCCCTTTCACCGCCTTCATGGCATCTCCCGCAGGACAGGCCACGCTGGCGCTTGCAGACCTCGGCCTCAATGCTGCCGCTGCCAAGGGCAAGATCAGCCCGGGTGACAATGTGGCCATCCAGCGCGGCCTGGCCATCGTCACCAACCCCGCCGACCCGGCAACGCTGAAAGTCTTCACGCTGGCTGAACTCGGCCTGCAAACCGCCGTGAACAAAGGCGTGATCAAGTCAGGGGATGCCCTGCTCATTCAAGAGGCGGGTGTCATCATCAAAAGCGCCGTCATGCAGCCGCAGACACCAGCGGCCAAGCAGCCGGTGAAGGTGCAGCCTGCAACGGCCATGCACAGCGGGCAGGAGTGCCCGCGCTCCTCTCCTGCGGTGCCTGCCTGCCTGATGGCATCCCATGAATTTCGACACGCCGCGACCGCAGCGAATGATGCGCAGGGAGATCCTGTGATGCCGCTCCTTCCGGCACTGAAACAAAGCCCGGGCGGCGTGTTGATCCCATCTTACGGCGCGGCAGTGGCTGCGCATCTGGCTTCCGCTGACTGAATGACATTAACCACCCGTGAACCGGGCGCGCCGTAAGCCGACAATGCAACGCGAGAGGAGCCTCGCCGCCGCGCCCCACCACCCCACTTTCATGAGCACCACCACCCAAACCGTCCTGGCATCCGACTTCGCGTCCCTCAAGGATCTCGCCGCCTATCGGGCTGCGAAAAAAGAAGGCCTGAGTGACAGGCAGGCCTTTGCGGTGGGTGACAACGGCAAAGGATGCTACGGAGACCTCACCGCGCAGACGCACACGCCGATGTGCGCGCTGCCGCCTGAGACGATGACCGAATGGTATGGCAGCGTGATGAAGGCCAGGCATCAGCGTGTGCTGGTGATCGATGTAAAAACCAACCAGGGCGTGCATTGCATCATCGCCGACCGCATGCCCGCCCGCGCCAACATCAAAAACGGCTGCGGCATTGATCTCAATCCTGCGGCGCTCGCGGCTCTCAAGCTCACGAGTCCCATCAAGCGCAAGGTGCGCATCTCCAAAGTCTAGCCTCATGATCTGACTTGTCTTTTTACCTCTGATCTTTCTCGCGCTCATGTCCCTGACAGACGGGACGGGCGGCCCTGACATCGACCTCTGAAACATCTATGCCAATCCTCCTCGCCGAGTCCGATCTCTCCTCCGTGCCGCCTGAATTCCTCAAGTGGTTCCTCGTCTGCTTGGCGGGCCTGCTTGGCATCGCCCTCTCGGCGTATGTGGCCTACCGCAAAGGCACCCAGGCCAGCGGGACGAAGTCAGACCCTGTCAACATCGCGCAGCCGCTGGATGTGCGCCAGGTGGGGCAGTACGCGGACAAGCAGGAGACCATGAACGAAATCAAGAAACTGGAGCGGACCATCGAGGCCATGGGGCGCGAGAACCTGCGCCAGAACCAGCAGGAAGCCGCGCAGATTCAGGCGGTCATCGCCGCCGGGGCGGACAGTGAGAAGCGCATGATGGGCGGCATGCATGACATGGAGAACCGCATGACGAAGACCATCCTCGCCGAGATGAAGACCATTCATGAAAGGCTCAACCCTCTGAGCGTGAGCGTGGGCGAGCATGGGGAGTCCATCAAAGGCATGGAGAGGCGCATCTCAGATCTCTGGGACCAGATGAAGCAGCTCTGGGGCCGTGTCTTCCCGCCCACCAAACCCGCCCGCTGATTTTTCAATCAATCATTCATCCATTCATTCACCCCGCTCTTCAGACCATGACCGTTGCATCCATCGCCCTTCGTCCCGTGATCCGGGACATCATGAAAATGGCCCCCTCCCGCCGCTGGAGTGAGGCCGCACTCCTCGCGCAGATCCGCGTGATGATGCCCGAGGCCAAGGCCATCGACGTACAGGCCGCGCTGATCTGGAACCAGGGCGAGCAGTACGTGGAATCTGCCATCAACCGGGAGATGGAGTGCGATGTGTGGTTCCTCACCCGGAAAGGCGTGAAGACCGCGTAAGCCATGAACCGCAAGCCGCATCCATCCGCCGTGCTCAAGCATCTGCCGCCTGAGGATCAGGAGGCCCTGTTTGAGTTCCTGCGCAGCAAAGGCCCTGACGGCAAAGGCAGGTCCCTGGCCGATGGCGTGAAGTGGCTGTTCTCCAACAACGGCGTGCGCACCAATGACAGCAGCCTCAGCGAATGGCGCGGCTGGTATCAGCTCCAGCATGACATTGCGGGACACAATGCGCTTGTCGACGATGTGGCCCGGGAGCTGGCGGCGCGGCAGGTGAATCCTGACTTGATCCGGCAGCTTTCGGAAACGGTGTTTCTCTTCAAGGCCGCCAAGGAGGGCGATGCCAAGACCTTCGCGGCCGTCGCCGCCCTGGTGCAGCGCGATGCGGAGCTCAAGGCGCAAAAGCAGGCGCATGATGACAAGATGAATCTTGAAGACAAGAAGCTGAAGCGCAAAGACCGCAGCCTGGACCAGGCCGAAAAGAAGCTCGCCCAGGCGGAGCGGAAGATTGCCGCTCTTGAGAAGCAGGCAGAGGCTGCAAAACGTGCCGCTGAGAAAGCCAAGGATGCCATCAAGAGCGGTGGCATGGATGACGAGACACGCGCCAAGCTCATGGCGGAAATGGATCGTATGATCCTGGGCACGAAGGCCGCTGATGCGATGAATAAAAAGGAGGCCGCCTGATGCACCTGATCACCGGGCCGCAGTTCGACACAGAGAAAGGACTCTCACGCTACCTGCTGTCCATGCAGGTCGAAGCGGTGCTGGATGAGTCGCGTTATCAATATGACGAGAAGTGCAACCGTTGCGGCTGGTCGTGGACGATGGCGCTCAAGGATGTGAGAAAGCGCATCATGGTGCCAAATCGTGACTGTCTCTTCACGACGCAAAACTGGAACGGTGCCGTTGAGTTTGGCAGGTACATCGAGCAGTGGCTGACGCTCTATGATCTTGGCAAGCATGTGCTCTCCCGTGGTGAGGAGTGGATCACGGTTGCCAAGGATGACGGCAAAGGCGGCAAGGTGGCCGTGCAGGAAAAGGTGGGCATCTACAAGTTTGACGGCGGATCTCGCATCATTCTTTTCTCGTCATCCCCATGGGCCATTCAGACCTTTGAGGGGGACGTGAGATGGGACGAAGCCGCCTTCCATGAGCACCAGGAGCAGATGCATGCGGCCTTGAGCACGCGCATTCAGTTTGGCTATGACTATCACGTCTGGTCCGCGCACAATGGCATGGGATCATGGTTCAATCAGGTGCTGGGCAAGATCGCCCGTGCACCTGGCTCCGGATGGAAGTGCCGCAAGATCACGATCTATGATGTGATTGAGCAGGGCCTTGTGGAAAAGATCAATGCCCGTGCTGGAACAAGCATGACGCGTGAAGAGTTCCTGGAGGACTGCCGCCGCCGTGCCCTGACTCCCGCCATCTTCGCCGAGCGCTTCGAGTGCAACCCCGCCGACTCCGGCAGCAGCATCGTGCCATGGGGCGTCATTGAGAGCCGCCGCGACCAGGCCATCACCCGCGAGCATCTAAAGGACGCCATGATCAAGGATCTGTTCGGCTCTCCTGATGGCGATGAAGAGATGCGCATCAAGGACATGCGCGACTGGATGAAGCAGAAGTTCGGTGCCGTGTTGGACAAGCCTGCGCATTGCCGTCTTGGGTTTGACGTGGCGGCATCCGGCGAGGGCGACCTTGCCTCATTCTGGATCGACATCAAAGAGGGGGCGAGCTACAAGATGCGCGCCCTCCTCACGGCACAGACGGAAGACTGGCATTTCCTCAAGACGGCCCTGTATTGGTTCCTTGAGCGCCCTGGCATGAAAGGGGCGGGTGACAGCACCGGCATTGGCAAGCAGATTACCTGGGAGGCATCACAGAGATTCAGCGGTTCATTCATTGGCGTGCCGTTCACGCCTTCCAGCAAGAGCCGCATGGGCACGCGCCTGATGACACAGCTTCAATCAGGGGAGCGCCGTCTTGCTTCAGGCCATGATGATGTGGCCATGGATGTCTATTCGATGCAGAAGACCACGCAGGGCAGCCAGGTCACGTTCACAGCGACGGCCAATCCTCTCAATCCCGCCTCTCATGGAGACATGGCATGCAGCGCGATGCTCACCCCTGAAATTGATCTGGAGCATGGGGGCGATGCTCCGCCCCCCAAGCCCTTTGGCCGCAACCGCGCCAGCCAGGCGGCTGCCAGCCGCCGAAATCGGGCTTTGGACGGCTGAAACCGCCGACGCGTAGAAACCCTGTTTTTTCGCGTTTGAAGGGGGTGGGGTGCTGTCAGCATGAATCCAGCCCCCTCAAAAGCCCTCCAAGGCTTTGCAACGCGTTGCAAACGCCCTGCGGGCCGTCTCTCCGCCCCCGATTCTGGTGCCGGGCGCGCTTTCTGAGCATCCGGGAGCCGGGGTGGGAGGGGCGATTTTGAGGCGACAACATGCGCCCTGTGCGCCGTGAGTCGGCGGGCGGAGCTGGCAAAATGGCGGCCTTGAAACCGCTGTCACAACTCTGGAACCGCCTCGTTGCCCGCCCCGCCGCCGCTGTGCGCAGCGCGGTGGTCACTCAGGTGCGCTCGTTGACGATGGCGATCCACATCAACTCCGCGAACAAGTGGCGGGATCTGTTCAACCCTCTGCGTGGCCTGTCCATGCAGCGCGCCGTCGGATATCTGGAAGAAGGGGAGCGTGGTGCGTATGCAGATCTGCAATGGCTCTACCGATTCATCGAGAAACGGCATGCCACCCTGCGCGGCGGCAAGCGGTCGCTGCTCTCCGCCATCACAGAGATGGAGTGGGATGTGAAGACGGTGGAAGAAAAGCGCCTGCCGCCCGGATACACTAAGGCCCAGGCTGAAGCGCAGGCTGTGGAACTGCGCCGTGCTTATGACGCCATCAGCAATCTGAAAGAGGCCATTGAGTTCCTTGGCCTGGCTGAGTTTCGCGGCTTCTCCCATCTGGAGATGATCGAGGGCAGCGTGCCGGGCTGGCTGGATGGCCAGGCGGGCATCGTGGAACTGCGGCCCGTGGAGCAGTGGTATTGGTGCCGTGATGGCCGCCACGCGGACTGGCGCTATAACAGCGGCGCACGCAGCGGCACTGTGAAGGGCGATGAAGTGGACATCTCGCGCTTCATCGTTCGTGAGATCGACGACCCTATCAATGAGATTGCGCTCATTGCCTTCGTGCGCTGGCAGATGGGGCGCAAGGATGAGGACGGCTACATTGAGAGCTTTGGCGTTCCCTCTATCTTTGCGGTCATGCCGCAGAATGTGCCTGCTGGCAAAGAGGCGGAGTATCAGGAGCTGGCGGAGCAGGTCATCAGTGATTCACGCGGCTCATTGCCTTACGGGTCTGACATCAAGACGGTGGATGCTGGGGCGCGTGGCGTGGCTCCCTTCCGCGATTATCGGCGGTCTCTTGAGGAGGAAATTGTCATGGCCATCACCAGCGGCGCTCTCACCATGCTGGCAGAGAGCGGCAGCGGCACACTGGCGGGCGGGGCGCATTCCGATACGTTCCTGCGTGTGGCACGTGCTTTGGCGCGCCGAGTCACCGAGACCTTGCAGCGGCAGTTTGACAAGCTCATCCTCTCGCAGCGCTTCCCTGGACAACCCGCCCTGGCTTACTTCGAGATCCTGGCCAATGAGGAGGTGGACACCGGCGAGATCATCAAGGACTTGGCAAGTCTGAAGGATGCGGGCTTTGATGTTGATCCCGGCCAGGTCGAAGAGAGGACATCCTACAAGGTGACCCGCAGCGTGCCGTCTGCTGCGCCAGGCGCGCCGCCGCTGCCCAATCGTGCGCCCGCTGTGCAGGCGGAAGACACCGAGCCGCTGGACCTTGATGACGAGACGCTCGCCGCGTCCCTGGATGCCCTGCTTGAAGGCATGCAGGCTGATTTCAAGCCCATTGCAGAGCGGCTGCAGGATCTGCTCATGGATGCGCAAAGCGAGGAGGATCTGTACGCCGGGCTTGAGCTGCTGCTTGAGGATCTGCCCCGCCTCGCCGCCGAAGTCGGAGCCTCCGAGGCCACCGTGAAAAGCTGGCAGACCATCCTTGGCGCTGCCGCCGCAAATGAAGCTGTGCACTAAATGAAATCAGACACCTCACTCCTCAACCATGCTGCGTTTGATGCGTCCAGGTCGCAATGGATGCACGTCTGTCCCCTCGGCGAACATCCGTGGACATCTGAAGATGGCACGGAAACAATCATCCAGGTCATTGATGAAGAGGCATGCCGCCTGATGGCATCGGGCTATCCGCTCAGCGGCCCTCAATCGCGGGTGGATGTGGATCACAAGTCCATGGACCCCAAGAACACCACCGAGGCCAGCGCCTGGGGAAAGCACGCCGAGGCGCGTGACAATGGTGTCTGGGTGAGCGCGGATCTGACGGCCTACGGCGAGCCGCTGGTGAAAGGGAAGGTCTATCAATACACCTCGCCCTGCTTCCCTCGTGACGGCCTCGTCCATCTCGGAGGCAACCGCTACCGAGTGACCAAGCTGGGAGTCATCGCACTCACCAACGATCCCAATTTGAGAGGCCAGCAGCCTCTCACGAACAGCCGCTCGAAGACGGCAAACCCAAACACACCACCCAAAACAATGGACTACAAAGCCATGCTGCTAAAGGCGCTGGGCTTGCCACCGGAGGCGACTGACGAACAGATCACCGCCGCGTGCAATGCCAGTGCCACCGATAAAACCACGACCGCCAACCGGCTCACTGAACTGGAAGGCATGCTCGCCAACCGTGATCTTGATGAACACGGCATCACTGACAGCGACCAGCGCAAGCTGCTCGCGCCATCTCTGACCAACAAGGCCACCCGTCCCGCCGCACTCGCACTGCTCGCCAAGGGCAAGGCCGCGACAACGGAGCCGCGCCAGCCGATGCACAACCGTGGTGGCAAAGTCCCAGGAACCATCACGGAGCTTTCGAAAGAGGAGGAGGCTGACGAGGCTGCCTTCCATGCCGAAGTGCTCGACTATCAAAACTCCAAGGGGTGCTCTTACCAGAAAGCGCACAACTACGTCTCCAACCGCCGCCGCTCAGCAGCGAAGAAGTAAATCTGATTCATTCACGCTCACGCATCCATCCATATCATGTCCAAGCAAGTACTGGCAATCGCTCTCCTCTCCATCACCCCGGGTGAGAGCTACGCCGACAAAGAGGGGTTTTTCATCACCAGCGATCTCATGCTGGTGTCATCTCCATTGGTTGTGCCCTATGCACTCATCGTCACCGTCCAGAGTGATGACGTGGCCGCGTCTGTGGCCGCCTGTGCAGGCGGCGCACCTGGTGTCTGGCGTGCCAAGCTCAGCGCGGCCCCCGGCACCGTCGCACGCGGCACGCGCCTCATGCTGACCGCCAATGGCAGTCTCAAGGCGCATGATGGCTCCAGCAGCGCCATGATTGTGGCGGAAGCTCAGGAGGATGGCGCGGCAAACGAACTCGTTGAGGTCGTTTTGCTCAAGCCATACTTCAGCGGCCCCCAGGTCATCGTCGATGCTGACGGTGCCGTCATCACCGCCGCGCAAAACGGTGCCATCATCAGCAACAAGGCGGCGGTCGCTGCTGCGGTCTTCGCGCTGCCTGCGGCACTGCCCGGCATGGAGTTCACCGCCATCGTCGAGGCCGCTCAGGAGCTGCGTCTTGATCCGAACGGCACGGAAACCATCGCGCTGCCATCCACAGGTGTGCAGGGCGCGGCAGGCAAATACATCTCGGCGGATGCCCTTGGCGAAAAGGTCAAGCTCATCTGTCTCACGGCAGGCACCTGGTCTGTCGCCTTCTACTCCGGCAACTGGACCGCCGAGGCCTAATTCTCATTCATCCACCCACCACAAAATTTAGTCACCCTTCAATTCAACAATGAGTGCTTCTCAAGTTAACATGCGTCTCACTGGGTATGCTCAAGGCATCGCCCAAGACCTCGCCCGCGCCCTGGCGCAATTCATCGCTCCTACTGTATCCACCGGAGGCGCACACGGTCAGTTCAAGAAATTCGACGACCGCAACGCCTTCCAAATCTACGAGACTGACCGCGCCCTGGGCGGGGAATCCAAGACCATCGAGTTCGCGGATTCCGACCCCTTCTTCAACTGCACCCCTCAAGGTCTCAAGATTCCGATTGATGACCACGAGCGCAAGCTCGCAGGGGACAATGACAAGCTCCTGGAAGAGTCCAAGGTCAAAACCCTCGTGAGCGCCTCCACGCTGTCTCATGAAAACAAGGTGTTCTCCAAGGTGTTCGACTCCCTTGCCGCCGTGGGTGGCAAGGGCGTGTGGTCGAACGCCGAAGTCGATCCTGTGGAGGAACTGGACGAGCAGATCCAGGCGATCTCTGATGAGACCGGCATGATGCCTAACCGCATGGTGATGGGATTGAGCGCCTGGCGCGTGTTCAAGAATCATCCTCTGGTCAAGGCGCGTCAGCCGGGTGCGGCGCTCCAAGCCCTGACCATGGAGCAGGCCTGCTCTCTGCTGCTCAATCCTCAGATCGTGATGAAAGTCGGCGTGCTCTCCAAGAACACGAAGAAGTTCGGAGCGGCAGCTCAGAAGGTGAACATCGTCGGCGGAGAAGTGATCCTCTTCTATGGTGAGGACTCCCCCTCTCTGTATGATCCGAGCGCCTTCAAAACCTTCAGCACCGTGGATGGTGGTGTCGATGCCGTGAAAAGCTGGCGCGACAACAACCGCCACTCCGACATGTATGAAGTCGGCTGGTCGGAAGACATCCAAGAGGTGTCCGCTCTTCTGGCCCGGCGTCTCACGCTGAGCTGAACCCATTGCCTGAACGGCATTATGCGCGGCAACCTGGCAGGGCGCGCTAAACAACCGGGCTTGGAGGCTGCCACCTTCAAGCCCTTCCATTTTTTTCATGCCCTGGATTGCCATCACCCCCGAGGATCTGAATGATACCAAGCTCGCTCCGCTGATGAGCGCGCTGCGCACTGCGGTGCTCGCCGAGGGCCAGTCAGATCCAGTCTCAACGTACATCACCAATGCGGTGAACCGCACGCGCCGCATGATCAGCGCCTGCCGCACCAACCAGGTGGACGCGGATGAAACAACGGTCCCTGAGTCGCTCAAGGATCTGGTCTGCCGCATGGTCGTGCGCGCTGCCAAAGACCGTCTGGAGATCGAACTGACACAGACAGAGCAGGAAGCCTGGCGCGTGGATGAACGCGAACTGACGCGCATCAGCAATTGTGAGATCCCCATCGAGACGAGCGCCAACAGCGAGGCCCCCGCCGTGCAGGCCACGCAGCCAGGGCCGAAGATCTCCGGGCGCAAGAAACGCTTTAGCCGTGAGCAGCAGGAGGGCGCGTGAGGCCAGCCATTCAACCGTGTCATGACCATCTCATTCAAGCCCTTCTTTGCCGCGCTTCGAGAGCTGGCGCAAAAGCGGCTGGTGCCCACGGCGCTGGACACAGAGCAGCTCCGCGAGATTGACGCCAGCATCCGCAGGCAGGCGCTGTTCTCCGCACGCATGACGCAACTGCATGCGCTGCAAACGCTGCAAGACGGCCTCAAGGGCATGCTGGATGGCAAGGACAACCTGGCCACGGCCAAGCTCAAGATGACCGAGATGTACCGCGCCCTGGGCTACGATGCCGAGGCGGGCGGCTTCCCCCAGGACAAGACGGGCACGGTGCCACCAGCGCGCAAAGGCACGCTGCGGGATCTGGCCAGTGACAAGCGCATGACGCTGACCATCACGACGAACTACCGCATCGCCGCGAACCAGGCCTTTGCCGCCAAGGGGATGGAAGAGCGCCGCCTGCATCAGTGGCCTGCGTGGGAGCTGGTGCGCATTGGCCGTGTGCGCACGCCACGTGGGTTCAAGCGCACGAAAGGCGGAGCCATGGAGCCGGTGCCTGGCGATGACTGGCAGGCGCGCTTTGTGGCGGCAGGTGGTGAGCTGTTCGACAAAGGCACGCGCATGATCGCGCCCAAGGGCTCCGACGTGTGGCAGAGGCTGGGCGATGGAGCGGGCGGCTATAAGGACACGCTGGGCAACCCCTTTGCGCCCTTTGCCTTTGGCAGCAAGTACGGCGTGCGTGAAGTGGCGCGGGATGAATGCCTGCTGCTGGGCGTCATCAGCGCTGAGGAAAACGCACCGGATGCGAAGGCAGGAAAAGCGCCGGCTGCGGTGCCAGCGGTCCAGAGCAAGGCCAGCGCGGCGGGCATTGACCCGACCTTGATCGAGGCGATGAAACGCGACCTTGCAAAGCAGGAAGATGGATCTGTGCGACTCAAGCGGGAGCTGGACCGCGAGCTGGCTGCGGCGGATAAAGCCTACCGGGCGCGCAATGCCACGCGCAACCGGCTGAGCCTGGTCGTGGCCATGCTGATGAATCACGGCACCTCAGCGGGGGCTTACAAGGCATGGATGACGCGGCGGCGCAAAGGCTGGACGCCGTTGCAGGTGCAGGAGGCGCGGCGTGGCATGGCTGGCATGAAGAAGGCTGTGGCCACCAAGCAGGATGTCATGAGCGCAATGCACATCCCGGGCCTGGGGCCGGTGGACTTCCGCTGGAGCGTGGGGCCGCGTGGCATGCGCCGCATCTACGAAGATCACAAGATCTCTAGGCGCATTCCGTTGATCCTGATGCGTGGCAAGCTGACCAAAGGAAAGACGCGAGCCTTTGTGGATTACAAGGGCCACCGCGTGGTGCTGGCGAGCAACCTGTTTGGCCAGCCCTCCAATCATTGGGTGCTCACGGGATACCGTGACAAAGGGAAGGAAAAAGGCGGGCAGCCGATGAACTCTGTGAAGATCCCGATTCGTCAGAGCCTACAGTCATCACCGTTACACTTTTTGCGCGGTGAGAGGGGTGCGGTCGCCCACTGCAAGAATACTTCACTGCGCACGCGTTGCAAGGCCCTTGTGGCGGCGCTGGAAAGGCGGGCGGCATGAGCCTGCTCTCTGTGGACATCAGCATCGGTGGGGATGCGCAGCGCATGCTTGCACAGCTTGAGGCGGAGCTGCTCAACCCGGTGGAGATTCACGAGGACATCGCGGCACGCGCCGAGAACCTGACGCGGGATTACCTGACCTCTCTGGCGCAGACACGCCATGCCACGGCTGACAGCCTGGGGGCCACACCCACGGGGCATCTGGAACGCGCTGCTGAAAGCGTGACGAGCCGCAGCGATGCCGAGGGGGCAGTCATCGGCATCACTTCCCCGGGGATCACGCGTGCGTTCAGCGACATCACGATCACGCCGGTGAATGCGAAGTACCTGACGATCGCCGCGACGGCTGAGGCCTATGGCAAACGCGCCGGGGCCTTCAATGATCTTCGCCTGGCCTTCTTTAAAAACGGCACGCTGGCATTGGTAAAGGCGGATCAAAGCAGTGTCTCCAGCCGGAAGGCGAGCGGCTACGGCATCGAGCGTGCAGCGGGTCAGAAGCCGCCGATTTATTACTGGCTGGTGAAGTCTGTCACGCAAAAGCAGGACCGCACACTTCTCCCTTCAGACACACTCCTGCAGTCCGCTGCTGAAGAGGGCGTGCGCGACTGGCTCAAGAGTTTCCTCAACTGAATTCATACCTCATCATGTCCACTTCCTCATCCCCTCTTGAACGGCTGCAATTTGATGTGGAGGGCTGTCTGCTCTCCATCGCCAAGATCAGCATGGTTGCCATCACGGCAGTGAGGCCGCGCAGCGCTGGCGCGGCGGCACAGATCATCAGCAAGCTCAACAACACGCTGGCGGGCATGGAGGTGCGCAATGGCAAACGTGGCACGGCGGTCATCGTGGGCATGCCGATGCTGGCCAATGTGAATCCGGCCATGTATGGCGTGCAGGGCGATCTCATGATCGAGCTGCGCGTGATCGAGAATCTGGTGATCAACGAGGGTGCGGATGGCACGGGCTATACGGCGGAGTCGCTGGCCTATCTCATTGCGCAGATGATCCCACAGATGAACTTTGCCCCCTTTGGCCAGCTCATCGCAGATCAGAACCTGCTCACTCCGGTGCCTGAGGCTGTCATGGAGAAGCGCATCGAATACCGCGTGCGGCTCAAGGTGATGAGTGCCGCGAGCCCGTATGCCAAATGCCAGCCTCCAGTCATTTCCACGAGCGGCGGCAATGTGACGCTGAGCGGCAGCGGCGACATCTGGTACACCACCGATGACAGCTACCCGGGATCAGGGAACGGCGCGGCGGTGCTCTATACCGCACCATTCGCACAGCCAGCCGGAATGCGGCTGAGAGCCGCAGCGCACGCGGCAGACAAGATGAGCAGCGACGTGGCAAGCCAGGCGTTTTAACGGCGTCAACATGCGCCATGTGCGCCGTGAGTGGCGCTGTTGAGGGGGCATGATGGGGACGCTTAACACCGCCCTGCCATGTCCTTCGACCTATCCACCATCGCCATCCGTGAGCCCGCCGTTCTTATCTGTGATCCTGATGGCGAAACGCCGTCCTACTTCTGGCCGCAGAAGGAATTTCAGATCAAGCCTGCGGTGGAGTATTTCGACGTGCCTGCGGCGATGCATGCCACGGCGGAGCAGCGCATCAAGTCTCTGTTTTACCAGATTGACACCACGTTTGCAGGCGAGTTTGAATACCTGCCACTGCTCTTCCCGCATTTGAGCAGCGACCTGGGGGCAAGCATCCTGGGCACCACGGATACGGCCTGGAGGCTGGTCACGCAGAGCGGGCGGCAGTGGGACTTTCCGCGTGGCGGCTTCATCAAGCGGCCCACGCTCACCAGCGTTCCGGGCAAGACACTGCTGGGGCCAAGTGTCTTTGCGGCTGTATGCGCCAGCAACAAGGAGCCCGGCGCGAGCGGGGCTTTCTTCACCTATTCCACAGGCGGAACCTTCCCCGACTTCAGCAGCTATGATCCCAGCAAGATCCTCACACTGGCACCCCTTGTCAGCTACGGCAGTTTGTTCACCAATGCGCAGGGAGCCAATGGCATCGAGATCACGCTGGAATGGAAGACACCTGAGGTTCGCGTCAACGAACTGATTCGCGACTGGACGTTGGAAAGCCAGGAGCTCACCGCCAAGTTCAAGCCCTACGGCCTGACGTTCGCCCAGATCAACACAGCCTGCGGCTATGATCTGGCCATGGGTGCCGTCCTGCCCGGAGCGCTGCTGACGGTTAGCTACTCCGGTTTCCACGTCGAACTGCGCGGTGCGACGTGCAAAGAGGCGCAGTTCAAGATCGGCGCGGGGTCTGACTTCATCGACGGCCTGATGTTCCGCGCCTCGCAGTCTTACAGCGCGGGTGCCCAGGTGGCACCGGGCTACATCGATGTGGCTGCTCCTGAATCCTGATCATCACTCTGAACCTCCATCCTCCTGACACCATGGCCGCAAGATCCAAAGACACCCCCGCCAACGCCATTCCAGCCGCTTCTGGCAGCGTTGATATTGTCATCCCTGATGAAGTGGCGTCCAAGCTGGAAGCCCTGCGTAAAGTCAATGCAGAGGCCGTGCAAACGCTGGGCAACTACTTTGGCCCGGAGCGCTGGGCCAAGCTGGTTCAGCGTGCTGAACGCGCCGGAATGAAGGCTGAGCAGATCGCGAGCCTGGCGGGCAAGCTGATCAGTACACGCACGGACTGGCATCCGACCAACCCCGCCGCCGCCCTGGCTGGGGCGGCCTGCGGATTCCTCTGCGCGATCGGCTGCGTGCCTTCTCCCGCAGACGAGAGGCGCTATGAAGATGCCAAGGCCGATGTTGCCAAGATCTGAGACCTGCCACCATGGGCAATGAATCTGCCAGCGTTGAGATCAAGTTAAAGGCCACTGCCAATCCCTCCGGGGTTCGGGAGATGAAGTCTGAGGTTGACGCGCTGACGGCTGATCTTAAGTCCAACCTCGCCGCAGCGCTGTCTGCGGAAGGGGCGACCCCTGAATTTATCCAGCAGGCGCTTTCCGGCATGGACGCGCTGATCGCCAAGCTGAACACGGCAGGCGATGTGGGTCTGGATCGATTCAACAGCGAGCTGGAGAAGATGGTCCTCGATCTCCAGGAGGCGGCAGCGGCGGAAGCCAAACGCATTGAACAGGCCAAGATCCGGGCGGCGGAACAGCGGCAGGAAAAGCAGAATGCTGAGGATGCGATCGCATTGCAGCGCCGACGCCGGGAAGAGGACAGGCTGGCTCAGGAGCAGGAAGAAACGGCGCGGCGCAAACGCATTGCCGATCTTCAGCAGCAGCGTGATTTGGAGCGCTCTGTCGCTGAAGCACGGCAGATGAGCGTAGATCAGCGCATCACACGCGAAGTCATGGGACAGGGCGCGTATGATCCACGCGAGGAAGTGGAACGCCTCAAGCAGGTGGAGGCGCAGACAGGCCGCACGGCGGCAGGCATGCGCGGTCTTAAAGGGGACATTGGCAACGCGGCTTTGGCAATGGCCTACTTTGCCGACGATGCGCAGTACGGCCTGCGGGGCATCATGAACAACATCCCGCAGCTTGCGCTCATGCTGGGGCTGGGAGGGGGCCTGACAGGTGTCATCAGTGTGGCCGCCGTGGCGGTGAATGTGCTGTGGGAAAAATTTGGCGGCGCGAAAGAGGCGGCCCAGCAGACCGAAGAGGCCAAGGAAAAAACCGAGGCGCTGGCCGGTGCAATCAATGACGCCGTGCAGGCTTCAGGCCAGTTGTTCGACACGCGGTTCGACAAGTATCTCGCCGGACTGCGTGAGGCCACGGAACTATGGGCCAAACAAAAAGGGCATATCAGCGAGGCGCTGGGGTATCAGAACGCACTGGCCAAGGCTCAAGAGGCTGCTGCTGTGGCTCAGCTGGAGACAGACCGACAGCGGCAGCTCGGGAGCGCCAAGACCGATGAAGAGCGTGCCGCGATCAACAGCCGCTTTGATGCGCAAAAAGGCCAGCTCACAGATCGCGGCAAAGGCGAGGCGATGGACCGCGCCCGGGGTGCGCAGGAACTGGCGGAGAACAGCCTCAAGGCCCGCATCAAGGATGCCGAGGCCGCCCGTGATGCAGCCATGCAGACGGCGGACAATCTGCGTGAGCAAAATCAATCCCAGAGTGGGGGCCTCGGAACGCAGTCCGACCAAGCGCGACGGCGTCAATCGTCCATCGCAGCGCAGGCCGGTGTGGACGGTCTGGACAACCTTGGCCGTGATCTGACCGAAAAGGAAAACGAGCGCCGCAACAAATTCATCCAGCAGCGCGAGGAGGCAGATGTCACCAAGGCCGAAGATGAAGCCAGGCTGCGCAGCGGTCAGGGCCTCACATTTGACAAGGCCAAGGAAGACGCCAAGTCTCGCGGTGATCTCAACAGCTATCGCCGCTATGAAGAGGCGGAAAAACAAGCGGCTGACAATGCCGAGGCCGCAGCAAAAGCGAGCAAGGAGGCAGTTGATGCTGACGCCAAGATCTTTGAACTGAAACTGGAGCTGCTCTCTCTTGAAAAGCAGGGCATGCTCCTCAAGGCTCAGCAGCTGGCGCAGCAGGCGGAAGCCGAGGCCGCCGAAGCCAAGCGCATCACCGATGCGAAGATCGCCGATCAGAAGCAGCAGGAAATCCGCGACAAGAAACAACGCGAAGAGGCTGCGCGCAAAGCGGAGAATGACGCGAAGGAACTGGAGATCAAAGGCGATGCTGAGGGTGCGGCCAAAAAACGCGGTGATGCCGCCCGAACCAAGCTGAGTCCCACAGCCACCGCCGAGGAGAAGCGAGGCGTCGATCTCGACGCTCAGGAGCGTGAACGCGCTGCGCGTGACAAAGCCTCCAAAGGCAGGCCTGAAGCTGTGACTGATGCCAGCAGCTTGATCGGGCCGCTGTCGAATCTGGCGCAGAATCTCGGACCGGCTGGCAGCGAACTGGCCAAGGCCGTGCAGCAATTGCGTGAAGGCGGAGCGACGGCCAAGGAAATGCAGCATGTGGTGCAGCTAGTGGAGGCCCTGACGCCAATCATCACGAAGCGATTCGGAGATCAACAGCAGCAGATCACGGCGCTGAAAAATGCGGTGAGCAACCTTTCTGCACAAGTGAGGACATCGAAGCTATGACGATCACACTTGAGGATTACGCGATCGCCAATGGCATCGACCGCACCTGCCAGGTGTTGTCAGACGAGACTGTGGAGATGCAGCAGCAGACTCAGTCAGCGCTGCTGAGCCGCGCCGACTGGCTGAGCGCCTGGCCAGAGCGGGCGAGCCGCAGCATCCCGCTGAGCTATGCCGTCGTGTATCCGCCATGCGCGACGCTGGAGGATGCGCTGATGCAGAGCCGCAGTGTGCTGGCTCAATGCCCCAAAGGCGGTGTGCTGATCGAGGAGCATGAGGGCAGCAGAATCACCTACGCCCAGGCATGGGTGACGAGCATCCGCAATGAGCGCCTGGGGGTCTCCAACCGGTTTCATTACTCCCTTTTGGCCGTCAGTCCCGACATCGCCACCCCCAGCCCTCTCGCGCTCATGAACATCAACGAAGTCGCCAATCTTTACTCCATCAACGGCCTTGTGGGAGGGACCGAAACGGACCTCGACAGCCTTGTCACCACGGATGTTCAGGTAGGTTTCCAGGCTGATGTTTTTGTCAGCATTGGCGGTCTCGATCAACTGGCCACCTTCCGTCTTTTCGAAGGCACGGATGCCATCAACACGGACCCCGACGCGGGGGCGGTCATCGTGCGGCCTGTGGACTACGATGGCAGCACCAACGCGAAGGTCTGGAAGCGCCTCGACGCCTGATTTTTTTCCCTCATGAAAACACACATCCTTGCCTCACTTCTCCTGCTCCCGTCGCTGCTGCTGGCGCAGAGCGAAATCATCCCGCTGGCGAAAAAACGCAGCGATGAAACCCTCATCAGCGGCTTTAAAATGGGCGCTAAAACGATGACCATCTCCGCAGCGGGAACGCTGGTGTGGGAGGATGGTGCCACCCTGACCGGGGCCTCGTTTTTCCGCTCGGCGGCGGGACTGGTGATCGGGACGGATGTGCAGGCGCATGATGCTGACCTAGATATTTTCGCGGGCATCACACCCAGTGCCAACGTGCAGACCTTGCTCGGCGCTGCGGACAATGCCGCGATGCGGACGGCACTGGGGCTGGGGTCAATGGCTTTGCAATCGGTCACCAATCCTTCCGTCTTCGATAAGTTGACGGTCAATAAAACAGGCCAGTCGGAAGCGGGGGGTATTGAGGTGGCGGACGATCCAAGCAACGGGTCTGTCAGGGCATTGTTCATTTTACCACCTGCCGACAGCAACCGCATTTACATCGGAAAAGCAGGACAGAGGGCTTATTCGCTCAAGCTGACTAACTGCCTGCGCGTTGAAGACATGCCCTATTTTACGACCTCTACGCAATTCACGATTGGGGCTGTCAGCAACACCTACATCCAACGCGGGGATGGCGGCACCGAGATCGGGGCCAATCACCCCACAGGTTACGGGCTCGACATCCTCCAAGACAACTCATATGCGACCGCTGACCTCACTCATCGCGCCGTCAACATCCATCGGACCGATGGCTTGACGGTCTTTGGCGCGAGCACGACGCGGACGAATTATGAAGGGATCAACATGAGCTGGGATGGCACCCGCTATAATCTGCGGCCTGTAGCTGGCAGCGGGGGCGGCACGGTGCGGCCTGTGAGGTATTGGCTCAGCGGCACGGTCTGGATGGGCGCTGGGTCCGGCAGCCCTGAGGGTGTGGAGACAGCGGGAATCGGCAGCATTTATTCAGACACCGCGACGGGCAATGTTTATCGCAAAACCAGCGGCACCGGCAACACGGGCTGGGTCACGCCTTGATATTATTTTCTTCTCACCACCAACCCAAAAAACACGCCATGAAACCTTATATCGCAGGCCTTTTCTCCGTCACACTATCGGCTTTGATGCTTGGCTCCATACTCAGCTCTCAGGCCCAGCTCATTGACAGCCCCAAGCCGGAGCCTACAAGCGCGGAGCTAGCCGCGCAAAGTGTCGTCGATGCGGTCAATGGGGAGATCACCAGACGCGTTAACATCCACAAGGTCTGCTGGGAGACGATCTGGACAAACGAGCGCCCTGGGGCCACACCCGCCGCTGTGCTGGCTGCGCTGGAAAAAAAGGCCGGGCTCATCTTCGAGTTCGCCTCTGAAAATATCGACCACATCGACCGCATTGCCAGAATGGTCGGGAAAACGCGGGCTGACTTCATCACGGATGAAGACTGCGTTCCACCCATGGCTTTCACCGTGCACGCTGATGGCACGGTCACGATCAATCCCTGAGGTGCACGGCCATGGGCACCTGGACTCTCACGCACGCCGGAACGACTCGGCCCCTCAAGGAGTGGGGGCTGAGTCAATGCGTGATCACAGAGCAGAGCCTCACGGCGGGCAGCCTTACGGCGCAAATCCCGGGCGACATGCTGGCCACGTTGCCGTGGTCGTTTGAAGATCCGATCTCGCTGGAGCTGGATGGCGTGGTGCAATGGCGCGGGGTCGCGCTCACCCCGGAGCGTTCAGGGGCTGGATTCAGCGAGCAGGTGCATGTGAGGTTTGCCGATCCCTGGTGGTATCTGAGCCAGGCACCGTATGTGCAGCCGTGGTATGTGGCTGCGAGCGGAACGACGTATGATGCGCCAAGGGTGGCGCTGTTTGCAGGCATCACTCCAGGCGAAGGCTGGGTGAAGCGCACGATCGCCGAGGACATCGCGGACGTGATCAGCCAGTGCAATGCGTACTTTGGTGGGAGTGTGATGCAGCTGGGGGATCTCCTGGGGGATGGATTTGAGGCCATGCCGATCCCGCAGCGGGTGAACAACGTGACTTTTGAGAGCGTCTTGAGGCAGATTCTTGCGTGGGTGCCTGATGCGATCCAGCAATGGGACTACACGACCACGCCGCCGACGATCTCCTTTGTGCAAAGGGCGGCGGCCACGGCGCGCAGCTACGCCTCAAGCGGGGTGGTGGTGGAGAAGAAATTCATCCGGCGTGATGATCTGGCCATCCGGGGAATGGAGATCACCTACGCGGGCCTCGATGCCTTTGGCTTTGTCACGAAGGTGATCGATCAGGCAGGAGCGACGACAGGGACGCGCATCGTCAGGACGGTGATTGATTGCACGGGGAACGCCAGCGGCGCTGCGGTAACGACGCCGAACAGCACGCCTGCGATCACGCGTGAATACACGGTGGTCTCTGAAGCGATCGCCCCGACCGATAAAAACTGGTGGTTTGAGTATGGTGACACCGGCGCGCAATCTGCCGATGACATCACGGTGCTGACGGGCTCGATGGACTTCGCGCCGAACGCGCCTGAGAACGCGGGCAAGACGGATCTGGGTGGCTGCGGGCTGCAATGGCTGGAAGGCGGCATTCCCAAGAGCCGGGTGAGTGCCAATACCCGCGTGGCCTTGGTGACGGGTGATCTGATCATCACCACCACCAAGACGGAAGCATCAGGAGCCGCGCCCGTGACAGTCACTGAAACCAAGCAACGCCGCACCATCAAGATGCTGGTGCCGGTGACGAAGCTGAGCGGCGACTACACGCAGGTGATCGCAGAGGCAAGCAGCGGCATCAACGATGCCATCCCCAAGCTTCTCAGCCCCATCTTCATCACGCCGGGGATGGCGGCCGCATTGCTGGCCGCCTGGAGCACACCGCAGCACGATGGCATGATCAAGATCACCAGCGGTGAGTGCAATGAGCCCATCAAGCCCGGGGATGTGCTGAACCTCACCGGAGGCCTGGCTGAATGGGCGACGATGGCCACGCAGGTGCATGGGGTGACGCGTGAGATCGACACGGGCATAACCACGGTGCAAACAGGCGTGGCTGCGCATCTGGGCGTGGAGGAATACGCAAACCTCATCCGCATGACGAGGCTGCGCACGGTGCCTGCCATGGACATGGACCAGCAGGCCATGGGCCAGGTGCCGGTGACTGAACCCGACCCCAATGAGCAGGATGACATGGTGGGGCCGGGGAACATCAAGTACAGCGTCCTGGACGGCCAGCAAAAGACGGTGACCACCACGGCCAATGCCATTCACACCGCAGACATGACGGCGGATGGCGGGCCGAAGATCATCAACAAGGACACGGGGAGCGGTGATGAAGTGGTGACCACCCCGGGCAAGCAGACGGTGCAAAACGAGGCAGGTGAGAAGACGAATACGAGCACACCAGACAAGCAGAGCCTGGCCAGCGGAGCGACTGACAAGGCGGAACTCAGCGTGGCGGATGGCCTCAAGCTGACGACAGAAACGGGCACGGCGCAACTGAGCGTGAGTGAGGGCCTCAAGCTCACGGCGGCATCAGGATTTACTGTGGAGCTGTCAGCGGCCAACGGGCTGCTGATGACTGACAGCGGCCTCACATTGCAGGTGAAGCCCGGGCTGGGGCTGGTGATCAGTGACGGAACGGGAAGCACGATAGTGAATCTGCTACAGCTGCTGCATAATGATGGGGCGGGCAAGACCGCACTGGTGAATGCCGAGCAGCTCGTGCTCAGCACTTCGACGAAGACAGGCACCTATGGGTCTGGCTCGCTGAACTACACGCAGGGGGGTGGCAGCGTCGATTTGGATATTACGGATGGCTTGGTGGTCGTGGCAGACGGCCTAACGGCGAAGATCAGCGGCGCGGGTGGCGTTCAACTTTCAGGTGGGGGCAGTGCCACGAGCACACTCTCCACGGGCGGGCTGTATCTTGCGGATGGCAGTAACGGCGTGACGGTGGAAACGCAGGACGGCCAGGCCATCAGTTTCCAAGACACGGATGGGTGCGACGTGGACGAAGGGGGCGAGCCGGTGACCACCACGATGAAAGTGCTGCGGGGGGCGGCGGCCTGATGCATCTGGGAAAATGCATCGACCTCACCGAGCTAACGCCGAACACCATCGAGGGCGGCGGTGCCACGGTGACGTGGACTGCGATCTCACCGACACATGGTACATGTGTGATCCATTTTCCCCCGGGCCGTGACTGCCCCGGGGGAGACCCTGGCGCGGAGATCTTCTCGTACGGCCAGTGCAGCTTTCTCTTCAAGGGCTGCGGTCAGATCCATGTGATGGCGTCGGGGACGAGTGGCATGGTCTCAGGATCGCCCGCAGCCTTTTCCCAACTGCTGCTGGCTGACGGTGTCACCCTGAGCGCACAGCCGTCCATCAGCATGGCAGGGGTGACAGGGGGCACGAGCTGTGAGGGCATCGCACTGGAGGGGGACGGTGATATGATTGTGTCGGTACGTTGCGGGATGGAGCTGACGCTTTCGTTTGATGCCTTCGGAACCTACAACTTCCCGGAGAGCGCAGTCACGTTTGATGTGGAGGTGTATTCATGATGTGCCCGCCGTGCTTCATCTCTGACATCGATCTGGCGCGGATCTGGATGCGCGCCTGGAAGCCCGAGCCGGGCACCTATGAAGCGCCCGCCGCCGTGGTCATCTGGGACGGCCTCACTGCACGCACTCAGCCCACGGGGGCCGCTCTTGACCCGGCAGCGGCGCTGCTGGCCCCACGGCTGGCGGCCAAGCTCGCCAAGGTGTCGGGGATGGTAACACCCGCAGAGCCCACCATTGCCGCCCTGGAAGCTGATTACAGCGCTGCCACGGCCCCATGGCGCGCCGTCCCGGGCCTGGTGGTGGCTCCTGAGCTGTTTCAGGCATGCCTCCGCGCCTGTCGCGCCTGCAATCTCTTTCGCGAGTCAGCACGGGCGGGCCGGGGCCAATGTGACAGCGTCCGCCGCGGCTGCTCCCGCGTGCTGCACTGGCATGGCGCTGCCCGCTGCCCGGAAAGCAAGTGGCCTGCATGA